AATCAGAACCAGAATAGTATGAGGAAAGATTAAATGGCATCCCTAACCCCAACACCCAAGCAGCAGTTCTTCGATGCCAACGGCAATCCGCTGGTAGCCGGTAAGGTCTACACCTACGCTGGCGGCACGACGACACCGATCGCGACCTACACCGACCAGGCTGGCGGCACGGCCAACGCCAACCCAATCATCTTGGATTCGCGCGGCATGGCCAACATCTGGCTGGAGCCAACGGTTGCGTACAAGTTCGTCATCACGGACGAGAACGACGTCACGCAGTACACGACCGACAATATTGTGGTGCCGCTGGACAACCTGTCGTTCGGCTCACCACCACCGATCGGCGACGTGTCGCCCAACACGGGCGCGTTCACCACGCTCTCCGCTACGCTGGACGTCACCTTCTCTGGCACCGGGTATGTGCAGATGCCCTCGGGGGCAACGACTGACCGGCCTGCCTCACCGACCGAAGGTATGCTGCGCTACAACACCACGCTGGACGTGTTTGAAGGCTACGCCAACAACGCTTGGGGTCAGGTGGGCGGGGCCGGTGCAACAGGTAATGGCGCTGACGAGGTGTTCTACGAGAATGACCAAACCGTCACGTTGAGTTATACAATACCGTCGACCAAGAACGCCATGTCCACCGGCCCAATCACGCTGGGTGCAGGCTTCGTTGGCACAGGCAGTATCGCGGGCACGACGCTGACCGTGGACACAGCGACCTCGGGCGCTTTGGGTGTGGGGTCGATCATTGCGGGTGTTAATGTTACCGCCGGCACCACGATCACAACCTTGGGCACGGGCACTGGCGGCATCGGCACGTACGAGGTCGACATCTCGCAATCGGCGTCAATTGACGCGATTACCGCAGCGGTGATTGTGACCGTGTCGTCAGGCGCTCGGTGGGTCGTTTTATAAAGGATAAATCATGGCATCTTTAGTTCTCTCAGGCGATACCAGCGGTTCGGTCACGCTGTCGGCCCCGGCGGTTGCTGGTAGCAATACACAGACGCTGGTCGCTACGACAGACACTTTGGCTCCAGTCGTCAGGGGCACTGCACAAGTGGCGGTTACCGATTTTACGACTTCGGCTGATTTTACAGGTATACCTCCTTGGGTTAAGCGCATCACGGTTGTTTTTAGCGGACTTTCGCTGTCAGGAACGGACACCGCTATTATAAGGATTGGGCCATCTTCAGGCGTTGTTTCTACCGGGTATATAAATGCGCAAACTTCCGTGTCTACCGCAGCCGCCAACACCACAAATGGCAGCGAAACTACAGGGGGATTTTCGCTTGGCGGTTTTACCAGCACTGCGGGAACAATTTTATACGGGCAAGTAGTTATCACAAACATTACAGGTAATACTTGGGTTTCTTCTGGCGTGTATCACGCACGTAATGTCGACAGAGTTGCCAGCACAGCCGGTGTTGTTGTGCTAAGTGATGTGTTAACTCAAGTTAGTGTAACTCGCACGGGCACAAACACTTTCGACTCTGGCACCATTAACATTCTCTACGAATAAGGAACGATCATGGCTGGAACAGTCGTAGCAGATAACATACAAGCCGCCAGCACAAGTACGCTGGTGTTAAAGAATGGTGTCGCGAATACGCCGCCAACGATTCAGGATAGCGCGGGTACGCAGATTGGTACGTTCTGCCGTGCGTGGGTGAATTTTAACGGTACAGGCACTATCGCTATCCGCGGGTCGTTTAACGTGTCTTCCATTACGGATGGCGGTACAGGTATTTATACTGTTGTTTTTACTAATTCAATGCCTGATGCAAATTTTAGCGCTGCCGCGTCTAGTTCATTAGACCAAGAGATTCGCGTCGATAACTATACTGTTAGCGGCGTTAGGGTAGTTACGGACTCAGCAGCAACAGATGCTGCAACAGTTTCTGTCGCTGTTTTCAGGTAAACGGGGCTAACAATGAAATACATAATTTACCCTAATGATGATGGCGGAATTAGCATAGTTGTGCCGGCCATATCAGTTGAAACGGCGATGAAAGACATCCCGTCCGGCAAACCCTATTTGATTGTCGATGCTGCCGATATGCCGGCTGACCGCGCATTCCGCGCTGCTTGGACTGCCGACTTTACCAACGCAGAGGTGAAAGCATGATAACGATCGATTTTGACAAAGCCAAAGCGATTACAAAAAATCGCCTGCGCGCCGAACGCGCGCCGCTCTTGGCGGCTCAAGATGTGGCCTTCATGCGCGCGACTGAGACAGCTGACGGCGTGACCTTGGCCGCTGTGGCTGCAGAAAAGCAGCGTCTGCGCGATATTACGAATCTGGTCGACGCTTGCACAACTTTGGATGAACTGAGGGGGCTGTCATGCCACTAATTCTAAATGGAACTGACGGCGTTCAAGGTAACAGCGGCGCGTTTATTGCAGGCACCGCGGTGACGGCATCCGGTACGTCGGTTACTTTTACTAGCATTCCGTCGTGGGTGAAACGCATCACCGTTGCAATCCAAGGTTTGTCTTTTGCTGGCGCGTCTGGGGTTGGGAGGGTGCAAATTGGCACAGGAGGTTCGTTAACTGCGTCAGGCTACACCAGCGATAGTCTTGTCGTTACCGGCAGCAATACCTGCAACACCAGCAACTTTACCAATGGCCTTTCAATTTTCAACGGTAACGTCGCGGGGGACACGCTGTGGGGGGTTACGACCATTACCCAATTAAGCGGTAACCTTTGGGTTTCTTCGTTTACTTCCTGCCGTAGCGACGGCGCAGCGTCTCGCACGGGTACTGGGTATATTACGTTAGGTGGCGTGTTAGACATTGTGGGCGTAGTCGCTACTACTGGAAGCTTCGACGCTGGCACCATCAACATCCTTTATGAGTGACGCATGGATTCGCAAGTCTTATTCAATATCGCTGTTGCGATCGCCGGGTTTTTCGGCGGCTGGATCTTGAACAATATCCACAAGTCGATCGACCGGCTGGACGTCGACGTGCGCGCCATGCCACACACGTATGTGAGCCGCGAGGATTACAAGGAAGACATCCGCGATGTCCGCGAGATGCTGACTAAAATTTTTGATAAGTTGGACAACAAGCAAGACAAGTAAGGAGGCATCATGAAAAGTTTTATCCTCGCCCGTGCTAAAGAGCCATCCACATGGCGCGGTCTGTTTCTGTTCTTGGCTGCTGCTGGTGTGCCCATCGCACCGCAGATGGCCGAGTCCATCATTGCTACCGGCTTGGCCATCGCCGGTCTGATCGGGGTCGTGACACCTGATAAGCAGTGAAACAAAATTTCCGTCAGGCGCTGCAGGCGGTCTTAAAGCATGAGGGTGGGTTCAGTAACCATCCGAAAGACCCAGGCGGCATGACCAACTTAGGCGTCACCAAACGGGTGTGGGAGGCATGGGTCGGTCATCCTGTTGGCGAAAAAGAGATGCGCGCATTGACGCCAGCGACGGTCGCGCGCCTGTACAAGCGCCAGTACTGGGACGCGGTCAAGGGCGACGAGCTGCCAACGGGCCTCGACTATCTGATGTTCGACTTTGCGGTGAACGCCGGGGCGGGCAGGGCGATCCGAACCATGCAGAAGGCACTGGGCACAACGCCAGACGGCGTGATCGGCCCGAAGACGATGGCTGCGATTAAGGCTGCTGACCCGAAAGATCTGATCGCTAAGTTCAGTATGGAGCGCGAGCTGTTCTACAAGGCGCTGCCAACCTTTGCGACCTTTGGCCGCGGCTGGCTGCGCCGTGTCGATGAGTCCAAGTCACAGGCGATGACGCTGTTGGCGTAACTGCCTGCAGACCTCTTTGTCGCGCGGTGTCATGTCGGGCGCGATCTCCGCTACACTGCATTGTTCAGGTGTAGGGCGTGGGCGGTCAGGTATAGCGGGCGCCATCACGATAAACGTGACCGTGGCGATCGCTATCGCCGCGTAGTAGGCAAGGACAAGATCTTTCATACGCCAAGCAACCGACCAAAGAACTTCACCACAGGTGACGGGCGATGCGGCTTTGAGCCAAGCACCACGTCTTGCACAAAACGCTCTTCTGGCGTTGTAGGTTTGACGTAAAATTGCGGCACGTAGTGCGCGCCGATTTTAGGTGGGTCTTCCTTAATAAAATATCCGTCACGTAGCATCGTCATTTCTCCTATCTTCGTTTGCGCGGCGAGCCTCGACACCCTTCTTTTTTATCGACGCTGCCTCTTCTTTAGTATAGATCGATTTACCTACCATTACGTTGCCTGCTACCCACACCTCGGCCGAGTAGGCATTGTTCTTGCATGATGGGCACTTGCGTTGCCGCCGGATGCCGCCTGGCTGCTGGGTGGTGTTTACTACAATGGTTCTGCTGCCACACTGCTGACACTTCATTCTGGCCCTTTCAAATAGCTGCGGATCTTCTCAATGCTCCAGCCGGTCTTGTCATAGATGCGCAAAATCATGTCGCCAGATACGCCATGTGTGCCATGCCGCAGCTTTGAAACGTACGGCGGCGCGGTGCCTAAAAACTCAGATAAAGCTGCGTCGTTTTTTAAATAAAACTCGGCAATAATCGCATCCATCAAAATGTGGGGTATTTTCGGGTTCATGGTTTGATAGCTCCTGACATGATTTCGACTCGTTCGCGGGCGTCACGCAGCGCGCAGTACCGCTGGTGCAGGCGCTGCAGATGTGAGCTGCGACGCTCGTTCAGCTGCTCCTCGGTCAACAGCGCGAACACCTCCTCTTCCGATAGCGTGGCTATCTTGTCATTCAGCGCGCGCCAGCTTAGCTTCTTCATCTTCAATCCTTTGTTCAATTTTTGCCACTTCATACACCGCCCGCTGAAACGCGCGCTCCATTTGGTTCAGCTCCCGGTACCGCGCGCGCTCTTCAGCCTGCGCGGCCCGCAGCTTGGCCTTCCAGTAATCAAGTCTTTTCACGTTGTTCGGCCTCCAGTTCACGCAGATCGTTGGCCACATCAGAGACGCCGTGCCAATCGGATCTAGCGATCATGACGTGCAGGTAGTCGATCAGAATCTCACGCTGCGTCTCATACTTGGTAAAGTCAGTCATGGTTTTTCTCCTTAGTTGGGCCGCCGCTATAAAACATAGACGCACCCCATGCGTTTAATACGCCTGCTTTAGCTTCCTCGCGCTTATCCTCAGGCAGGTCTGAAACTGAACTTTCCAGTATATCCAGTATTCTTTGGACTATTTGCTCTCGCGTAAGAATTGTCATTTTGCATCCTCCTTGGGTTTAGTAAATCGAGAGATCGGAATGATACGTTTGCTGCCGTCCAACATTTC